ACCTATTACACTGTCACTGCTGTTGTACAAATAATGTTTTGTAAGAAGATTGATGTTACTTGGAGTCCAATTACCTAAGAAGGAATTAGCAGAATCGTTTCTAACACCTAGATAATTTTTAAAACTAACGCCAGTATTCATGCCCGAATCAGTTGTTGTGCTGATTGGTTTTTCTACATATAAGATTTGATCGAGTTCTTGCTCTAGACGGAATCCCTCAAAATAAGCAAGTGGGTTTTCGCCTAGATCATTAGGTGCTGGCATGAAATATCGAAGTCTCTTAGAATCTCCGTTAGAATCATCCCATTCAGAAATTTCTAAATTATGCTTGTGTACAATAAAATCGCCCAAGCTCTCGGAATGTCTAGTCGCCGCTCTTTTTTCTATTTGATTAAAATTATCTGTACCTGATTTAATTTGTACAATTTTAGATTCTCTAACTTTGGCGAATTCTAAAAAGTCAAGTTTATCAGCGATTTCATCTCTGGTTGTTAGTAGAAGACGAATTCTATAGCGATCTGCTCCTGGCGAAGAAAGATTAGGTCTTGCGCCTTGATTATCATAAAGTGCCTCGTCATCAAGAGCAGTAACAACATCTTGTACAATTTCAAATCCAACATCAGCATTTGCTTGTGGAGTGTGTTTAGAAATAGCACGTTGTTGTTTGGGCGCGATGACGAAGTGCCCTTGAGTGAAGAAATCAACGCTGCCCATGGTAAAGATTACACCTCTACCAGTGGAGGTTGGTTCTCCTGGTCCTTGCTTATGCACTTTTAGATTAACCAATCCAGGACTGGTCAAAGTTTCTTCATCTAAGAAAGACAAAGTATTGGCGACGTTATCAGTAGATGAAGCGCCAGAAGATGCTTGTGAGATATATCTTCCGTACAACACTGGAAGATCGTCTCCGCTCGCAACTTCAACGTGACTACAAACAAATACCAATCCTGTAGTTTTATTAGAATGAGTACTGCTTCCTGTAAAGACTGCGCCGAGATAATCCTCAACATCGTCAAGCAATTCGTCTACAATAACATATGACCGAAGATCTGTACCCGCGCCAGCACCTTTAGGACTTACAGCAGCACCATCTAGGAAAACATTTTGTGCGAATTTGGTAATTTGATTTTGTAGAATCGTTTGTAACTGAGTAAGTTCTCTTGCCTGCAATGGACGTCCGCTGTTAAACAGAATACGATAGTATCCTGCACTATCAAGGAAGTCGTCCTTATAGTCGTTTTTTAAAGTATTATTAGTAAACGGATTAGGCATTTTTTATTCCTTACAGGTCGATAACGATTTTAACGTCTTCAGTTTGTTCATCGTCTCGAGTAATTTTCACTCTATTGTCTATGTAGATAACTTCACCAGAAAATCTATCGACTTCCGCTGGGCGCAGATTAGGACCACTAGGATTGGCAACGATAGTTCCAGTACCCAAAGCACTTGTTCCTTCAAAAAATTGAATATTATTAGAACTATCGAATCTCTTAAATCCTGTCTCTCTAGTTTGATGAACATACGCAATTGCGGTAACTGAATCATATGTAGCATCAAAATAATCTAGAATACAAGAGGCATTACTGGTAGTCTGAGTAAGTATTTGGTCTCCAGTTAAGTTAGCAGCAAATCCACTTGTTCCCTGTACAAATAATTTCTTGTATACTTGTCCAGTCAAATCGCTGAATTCAGAATCTCCAACAAAACTACCAAACTCTGCTGAATCTTTTTGTGGGTTCTTTATCAATCCAACTTGGCGGAAATCGTTTCGAACAGTAAAGTCGTTATTTTCTACGCCAGTCAAAGTAGCGTTGAACATAATAGCAGATGAATTCAAATTAACTACTGGATTGCTTCCCATGCCAGAATCGCCATCAATAATAGCACGAAGAACGGCACCAGTGCCACCGCCTCCTGAAACTGAAACACTAGCATGCCTATAATTTTTACCGAAGGTAAAATATGGAGCAGTAGAAGAATCTTTCATAACGATTTCATAAATTCTACCATTCGCTATTTTAGCAATTGCTTGTGCTGAATCTCCAGACCTAAATTTATGCCCAAGAGCTCTGCCTCTTATCGGTTCGCCGACAATAGTTACAGTAGGAACGCTGGTATAACCTGATCCCCCAGAATCTACTGCGATACCAATAAGTTGTCCATCAATTGATGCCTTTTGAATCGCTAACTGGTTTGCTCTGGTCGTTGTAAGTTCATCTGCAGCAGGTCCACCCTGACTAGAATCCAAGATTTTTTCAACTGGCAAATATGCCGAAGTCAAGAATTTTCTGGTTTCTGTAGCACCGATAGTGAACAAGAATTTCCAAACATAACCATCTTGTGCGCCAACGAAGAGTTGGGTTGGGGGGTCACCAGCAATTGGTTTATTTTGCGAGTTATTGACATTTCCGTTAACATCTTTACCTTGCTGAATACAAACAAAGACGCTGTTATCATCTGTAATCACATAATATGGATGTTGAATATCACCAGAAGGACCTACTGTGGTATTAGAACTAAAGTTATTATCCCAAGCACTGTATTGATTTCCCGCAATCCAATTATACCTAGGAACAACGTATGAAACGTCTGGTACCAATTTTACAGATTGTAGACTTTCCTGAAATTTCAATGTTTCGTTTGTTGAGGGATTTGGTACTGGTGGATTTAATTCACCAGTGGTTGCAGTTGAATCCCAAATTTCAGCACGACCGATACCCAGATAATATCTGTCAGAGTCGGTTCCTGCTGTCTTACCTATGTTTTGATAAGATTCATAAATTTTTTCAAGAATATCTCTTTTAAAGAAATCTGATACTGTTGCTACCATTTCCCTACTCTCTTATGGTATAAGTTTTAAGTTGTCGTCAGAGTCTAGACCCATGGCCATCCATTCTGAACCGCCCCAAATTAGTTCTACTCCACGTTTTCCTCTAAGAACCATGGAAGTCGCTGGTCCAAAATTAGAAGGAGTGATAGTAGAATATCCAGTACTAATGTTTATAAACTTTTTCATCTGCCCTAGTACTGTTCCGTCTGAACAAGAAATTGCCGATGGGTTTACCTGATTAATAAATGTTATAGGAACCATAGGATCCGCAGCACCAGTTACAGTTGATATAGTTTCTGATGCTTGTACGATTGGTCCATTTATACTTACCACGCCTTCGTTTAATGGAGTAATGTCTATACCCACATTGGTTAATCCACTAGCAGCGTCACTATCAACGCAAAGTTTTACTGCGCTCGCGGAGTCGCCGTTATCTATCCTCAGAAAATGAGTTGAAGAAGTAACACCATTTAACTCTAGAATCTGATTACCATTGCTGTCGTGGACCATACCAATCCTAGGATTGGTTAATGTTTTATTTGTTAGGGTATCTGTAGTATTTTTTAGAACTACAGTACCAGTCGTATTTGGTAAAGTGATTGTTTTATTACTACCAGTCGCGACATCACCAACTAACTTAGTTGTGTATGATCCTACATCAGAATCGCCGAATATGATATTACCATCAGAGTCTAAATGAAAGTAACCACTTGCTGCGTCTGATTCGCCTAATAATGCAAAAAGAGTTTGGAAATTTCCATTAATCTTATCAGCAGCATCGCGCAGTGTGTCTCCCGTACCATCATTTGCGATGGTTCCGTTTAATAAAATTAGTCTGGTTGTACTGTGTGACATTTTTAGGTTCCGTAAATTATAATGTTATTTATACTCGTTCTCAAGAAGTTCCGCTAGGATTATGAATAGTTCCGTCGCTATCTATCGGCAACAGAGGAAACTCCACGTATTGAATTAGATTAGGAGCGTTTAGTCCCAACGCGGAGGTATTACCCCGTCCATCACTGTCGCCGTTGACGTAAGCATTTCTCAGTGTCCGTGGTTTTGGCAAACCAGCATCATTATCTCGTATGGTATCTAATTCATCAATAAACCATTGTATTGGGTTATTTCCAGAATCTAATGTAATTGGGAACTTAATATTAGCTCTGTTACCTGATCCATCCGAGTCATATGAGTACCACTTACCTTCGTCAAGCAAGTTGATGGAGTTCGATAAGTCAGCATAAGTATCGTCCAAAGTTCTTGCTTCAATCAGATCTGCCTGATAGATCGATCCATATTGAGTGTGCCATCCCGCAACATTACGTGGATGGAACATATCGTTAACTCGCGTCCTAATACGTTCGCCATATGGTCCTGGACCAATCTCTGAAAGCGAAGTGGTGAAAAGACCGCGACCATTGCGCTTGAGAACCTGCGCAGTAGAAAATACTTCTACTGGTGGCGGTGGTTCGATAAACGATGGTTGCGGACCCAAATTAAAATCATAAATTGAATTAATTTGTACTTGACCAGCAAGATACATTCCAGCTGGGTGGACAAAAGTTTTATATGCTTCTCTCCAAACTGGAACGCCGATTGGAGTAGAAATCAAAATCCCATACAACTGATAGAACTTGTTGTCAGTAATTCTTTTTAAAGTTACTTCCGTTCCAATAGTTGAATAGGATCTTCTTACAGATTCTATTTTTAACGAACTTCCGTCAGGAACATATCCAGTTTTTCCAAAGTACGTTAGTCTACTGTCGCTGTCATAAATAGGATTATCCGCAGAATCAAAAGAAGCAGGAGTTAATGGGTTAAGATACAACCCTGCGCTGTCAACTGGTTGTAGTCTGATATTAGATCTGCTAAATTCTCTGATGTAGTCAACGTCTTGCCTTAAAGTGACATATTCACCTTGACTATCTTGCAAGTATACAAAGATTTCAGATCCTCTGAATGTATATGGGAAATTAAATCCAGTTGACTGACCGCCTCCCTCAAATATCATTACTTCTCTATTAGGATCGCCAACGTAAAAGACTTCATCTTTTCCATAACGAACTTCAATATCAAGACCGTAGAATACACGGAAGAACTGTTTGATAGAAAACTCAGTTCCCTTTGATCGGTATAATAAGTTTGAATATTGTAATGATGTTCTTTTATCAGCGAATGACTCATAATATGGTTTGCCCATCAAAAGTTCATTTGCGATAAAATCTAGGAGTTCAACCTTTGCGCCAGTAACATCTCGATTTAATAAGAGATCGTTCAGTGCTTCAGTTGCGGCACCTTCTTCTTCTAATGTTTTATAATATTCCTGAAGGAAGTTTACTAATTTTGGATATTTTGTATCAAAATGCCCAGGAAGAGCCTCAAAGACGTGATATTTGTCTAAGTCAAGTTTATGACGATAAACATCTGTTAGAGTCTTATCTAATGGCATAGTATTTTACTCAGTATCAACCAATATTGCTTTAGCAAATGATTCTTCTGGGTCAAATCGAATTACGTTGTTTAACTTGGCAACCACTGCTGATTCATTAGCAGGCACTGCAAAAATTTTAATATAATTTCTAGCATTAGGAATTGACTGTACTCTAAGTCCACTAATATTCACGATACCTTTAGAAGCATCGTAAGATCCTATGTTGCTAACTAAAACCTTACCTGTAATCGAGACTAGTTCCAAATCACTAGAAGGTTTGCTATCAAATACTACTGGGTTTCTACCAGGAAGGGATATTCTAGTTCTTTTATCTAACTTATTCCTAATGAAGCAGGTCTGATTTCTGTATATAAACAGACTGCTTGTAATTGTAGGTTCAATCACCAGAGTAGATTCTCTTAACGACACTGGAAACGTCAACACATGATTTTGATTCAAATTAAATGTAGGGGTTATTCTTCTATTAATTTTTATGTTCGATCTAGAAGAAAGTACCGATGGGTTAGTTGAATCAATCCTGGTTAACAAGTTAGATCTTCGGAAAACTTGGTCAAACTTACCTGTGTTTTCTAAGAAGTACTGGTCGATTGCTGATTGTACGTTTGCCCGAATAGTCGATTCTGTCAATCCTGTAAGAGAAGGGTTCCATTGAAAAAATGTTTGAGCAGAAATATAAGTTACTTCTGGATCAGTAAATTTTAAATCGAAGGAAGCAATTGAGAAGTCGTCTGCCAAATCGAGGATACCACGACGAACGTTGTCTATGGTTGCGTTAGTGAGATTATCTTTAAATACAATTGAAGTAAAGACCGAACCATAATCTGGTAGAGGATCGTCCTCGCCTCCCCAAGATTTTATATCGTTAATAAAAGCAGAATACTTTTTCAAGATTAGCGCAGAATAATCAGTTGCAGTTACCATTCTATTCTGTGCGGCATATTGATACGGAGCGTTAAGTCTCATTGATTCTAGACTTTCTTTACCACCACCACCAGCAGATCTAGTTCGAACAGCAATGGTAACGTCTTCATTCGAGATCTCTACATCAGAGTTGCCAGCAACCTCAGGAGCGAAATTAATAGTTGTATTTAAAGTCAAGGTTGGTATGTTATTGGCAAGTTCACCATTAGTTCTTAGATAGTTTACATTAATCACATTACCAGCGACTGGCGCTTGTCCTAAGGAATTACCGTTTCCGAATGTAAGTTCGTAAAATCCATTAGGCGATTCTCTTAAAACATACAAACGAGAAAGTTCAGTAATTGTAGTTGCGTCCAAAAGGTTAGTGTGTTCTGTAGAACTTCCACCAGTAGAAGCTGCTTCTTGGTTTTCAAAAACTTTTACAATTGCAGTAGAAATATCCATATCAACGTCAGGAATTACATAAACTGCATCTTCAACATCGCCTACAATAAATTGTATGTCTACTTCTTCACCTTCAAAAACTCTGATAGGTTGCGAAGGATCGTCTAAAGGAGCGAACTTATATGCTTCGCCTTCTCTAGAAGTAGCAGAGATAGATTCCCTATTACTGAAAGTGTAGTCTAATCCATCTTTAGTTCCGCGAAGAATTAACTCGCCAGGATTAATTATTTGTGTATTAGCAATACCAACTACGTCTACTGTATTAATTGTTAAGTTGATGGTCGCTTCTGGCGATTTTTTAGATCCTGGGACATAACCCAAAGATTCAGCAAGGGAAACTACAGATGGGCGCAACTGAGCAGTGACAAGGTAGGATTCATTTAAAGCAAAGTTTGCTATGAGTGCATTCAAATGCGTGTTGTAGGCGAGTACATCAAGTATATTAGAAATACCCGATCCTTCAAAATCATAATCATTAAACTCATCAGTATTCTTCAGAGAATTCTTTAGAGTTTCTTTGATCTCTTGAAAGTCTAATTTTGTTGAAGTTATAGTTGTCGCCATTATCGTAACCTGTTCATGTTAACTCTTGCGGTAAACACTCCGTCAGAATTGTCTATTTCAAATTCTACTACTATCGCTATGGTGTTTCTTAGACTATCCCGACCAAATACGTTTGCTGCTCCTGCTTTTACTAATTTTTCGCTATCATAAAACTTAACATCAGTAACAGTAACTCTTGGTTCATCTCTTTCTAATGCTGCAATTATTCGCTGTTTCAAAAATCTTTCTGAATATGACTCAACCATGTCAAACAACATTGCACGAAGATTACCGCCAAAATTTGGCGTAAATGGTTTTTCTAATCTGTTAGTCAGTAATATATTTTCTACAGACTGAATCACCGCAGCAACATCTGTTTTCTTAAATATATCGCCTTGCCTAATTCCCTGCTCGTTGATAGACCCCGACTTGGCAGTAAACGTAAGATCAATGTCTTTGTAATCAATTTGTTTACCAGTAACCAATCGTTTGTCGTTGGTAAGTCCTGGTGTAATCCTTCTGAGCGCCATTATTGTTATTATCCAATGGGTTGATACATCTATTTATACTGGCATCAATCAGTTATTTCAATAAGATCAGCACCAGATAATAATTGTCTATTGAAATAAGTACAGACCTTCATTTCAAATGTTGCCTTAAAGTCTTTTTCAATTTTAGGCATAACAACTAAAAGTTGTTGGGTCATAACATTATCTGGTCTGGTGTAATCATAATCTAGACTTAATTGATCATAAAAGAACAGATCGCGGATATGTAGCGATAACTCAAAGGTTGCGCTGTAGTCGATCTTTCCTCGAGAGTTATAAAGAGTGTACGCGCATGCGCGACCCTCATACTTCAACTCATTAATATATGGCGTTCCTTGTACGACTGATTTTTGACAACTACCGCCATCTTCTTTTCGATACGGTTCTCTCCAATATCTCCTGATAGCAGGTTCAGTTGTGGAACCATCATACTTTCTACGAATACCATTCGCTGGATTGTAATATCCTTCCGTAACCTGCAATCTAAAATCTTTAAATTCCTTCAATGACGCAACGCCTTCCATTAACCATGCATGCAGATAAAACTGTCGCGCGAGGTCTTGCCTGTCTTTTACGATAGGCACAAATTCTAAACTGGTTTTAGATCCTGGTGCGCCAAAGAACTTAGACATGGTGCTAGACTTAGACAACCTAGTTTTACTTGTGATTGGCGCATCCATTTTATCTGGGTTATATAAAGGATCTGCCAAAATAGTTCTACTCGCCGCTTGTTTATTTTTAGGTGTAAAAGTCTTTGATGCGCGTTCTACTGGGTTGCCCAGAAGCGTGTAACCGAATCTCGGAATAGGTACGCTCGTGCCAGTTCTTTTAATTTCATATGGTGCTGATGGTCCTGGATCTTTATATTTTGGACTTAATCTATTTTCATCAAGCAAAGATTGAATACACTTAGGACCATCAGTCTGCCCTTCAGGAGAAGTTTGTATATCGTTAGCACCGTCCATTGTTCTCAACTTGGAGCGAATCTCTGGCGTTTCTGGAGTCCAGTTGAAATAATAAGTGTACGTGTCGTTTTTTGCAATTTTATCTTCTAGAATACCGTCTTCATCAACGTAGACCTTACGAACTGCATATGGCGAAGTCTTGTTCCAAACTTCCCACCATTTAGTTGGGTTGCCATAATAATCATACAACGGTTCGTGCCCTACAACATTTTCTGAGTGCGGACTAGACATGGCATAACCTTGGTTCAGTCCTCCTGGTAATCCTGATATGACCCAAAAATCTGGGTCGTCGTTTAGTATACTACCGTCTTGCTCCATTGATTGTAGAACTACATGATTATCTGGTGCATTCCATCCCCAAGTAAAATCATAATCTGGTTTTAAGTTCATGGGTGATGGAGTAAATGGTCCTGCGCTTCCTATCCCTGATGCAGTCAAAGCATTAGTAGCAGCATGCGCTGAATGAGAGTGTTCTGCGAACTTAGAAAATTTTGCAGTCCATGCTTCTAGAGCACGACCGACTAAGTTGCCATGAAACACAGTATTCTTTCCTTGCGTATCATCGCCGCCACCTGTAAACAATGATCCAAAGAAATGAAAATCTTCGCCGCCAATCTTTCCCTTACGCCCAATGATAGAAATCTTTTCAGAAGAGAATGTGGTGAATCCACCGCATGCAGTAGTAAGGTGTTTTTCCGCTGTCATCCTAATACCGCGACGAGCATTAGGAATAATATCTTTATTGGACAAGATACGGAAATCGCCCTTCGTGATAATTTTATGTTCGCTGGCAGTAAAATCTACAACATCGCCCCAAACTTTTCTATCCATATTGCCGCGAACAATTGTTTGGTGTGTGTCTCCAGTTTCAGTAATGTAAGAACCATGAATCGAATGATTATGATTCGCGCCAATATCGACGTTCATAGTACCGCCAACAGTCAGATTATAGTTTCCGTTAACTGTTAGATTCATGTCTCCGTCGTATGTTATGTTTCCTTCACCCTGCACGATAACTTCATGATCTGCACCGACTACTTGAATCTGATGAGTACGAGAAGCGACTAGAACTGACCCGTCTTGTTTAAGTTCAACACCAGCACCAGTATGATGTTTAATAAGAATTCTCTGATTGCCAGGAGTATCGTCTATCTCAAAAGAATGCCCTGATGGTGTTTCGTTTGCTTGATTAAAGGGATATATGGAGGTCGTGCCAACAGGAATATCAAAACTGACATTCATAGTGCTGCCACGCATCCAAAGATCGTTTACTTTTATACCGCGCCCAGCAGCACTTACATTGCTAGAAAACCAATTGTATCGTAAAGGATATTCACCTGTAGGGTCAACTGATCCGTCTAAAGGGATTCCTGTAGTGAGTTCTTGGCTTTCGCTGTTAGCGTCCTTAATTCGATCTGTTATTTTATTAGAACCAGTAGTCATTAGAACTTTTTCTCCATAACATCAGGGTCTTTGGTCAATACATCTGGTCCTTGCCCCTCAAGTGCCTTTAGGATATCCTGAGGCGACAATGCAGGGTCATTCGGTGGATCAAGGTATAATGATTGCTTATTGAAATTATTGTACGCATAGTCTCGTACATCAAATCCTGGGTCGTCTTGGGACACATCTACGTCCATATGACCGAGTGCCTGACCACCAGGATACTGGTCAAAAAACGTGCGAAATATTTGATACAAACTTTTATATTGAGATTGGGTTATGCTTCTGGCAGATACTTCGATTTCTAACTCTCTGGTGTCAGAAGGAACATTCACACCGCCGACTAAACACACTCCGATAGAGTATGCATTATGATTGTTAATTGGACAATGATTACCGACTGTATTTAAAGGAACTCCCCTTTCAACTGCTCCGTCTCTACGAATAATTAAATGATAGGCATTATCCCCAAATCCTGTTATTTCTGTTAATTGTGCAGCAGTTAAGTTTGCGTTCGTAAAAGTTTCTGACCAGTGAACAATTATCTCAGAAATATCACGCGTCATACTTGCCATTTCCGCTTCAAGTTCTTCTACTGAAGAAATATATTTACCACCAGCTTGTACATTACTCCCGTCTATCTCATAACTAGGAGGACCAATCAATTCTAGTTCGGTCACTTCAGTCAACCCTAGTATGGTTCCTTTTATAGATCCAATCGCGTCAGTGTATTCTCCTAAAGCATTAGGACCACCGTTGATTCCTTGTATCGCAGCGCCAGCGAGCTCGTTCGCCTTCTCCACTGATTGTTCAGCAGTGTCAATGATTCCTGATGCATCTGCCACGTCTTTTATAGATTCTAAAACTTGTTCTGAAGTGTATTCTCCGGCGATATCATTAACAGTGATTAAATCTTGTTGTGATAAAATTTTATTAACAACAATTGTAGTAGCATCATTGACAGAAGCAGGATTACCATTAATATTAGTAATACCATTAGTTCTTAACGTGTCGTTAATTAATGATTTGGTGTCGTTAATAATTCCATTTGCTGCGTTTTGAGCGAATCCTGGCAATCCCAATCTAAGGACTTCTTGATCTACTGCCCCAGTAATTTGTAATAACTTATTTTCGTACTTAGATGTTATATTTGCTAATTGATTCTCAATGTTAATAGAAGGCGATTTGCCAGTCAAAATTCCTCCTATGTCAGTAGTGCGAAGTACATTAGCAAGAGTTTCAACACTCATTCCTGGCGTCGAACCAATCATCAACTCCGCTACTTGGTCATACAACTGCGCAGTAGGGTTGTTATTATTACGTTTTAGTGTCTCAGTAACAAGTTTATCTATCGCAGTTTTAGTCTCAGCGGGTAAGGTTCCACCTGTAAGAGCATCGAATGCATCATCGGAACCGTTCGCCGTGACAAGTGACTGCGCGATTAACGTGTTAAAAGAACTTTGCGTCGGAATTGCCATATTAAATTAGTCCTTGGGAACTTCATTAACAGGAGAAATAAAGTTTACGATACCATCGATCTTGTCCTTCACAAACTTTAGTCCATTGTTAGGAGGATAGTTACCAACGTCTTTCGCAAGTTGCGGTGTACTACCATCATACATACCGTTTGACCCTTCTTTGATAACATTTTCAAGCATGTTTTTCACGCTCTTTGCTGACGCTGCATTAATAACTCTCCATGGATAATTATTTCTCTCGTTATCTAAGTGATACACGATATCATCATTATCTGCATCTGCTTTATCTCCCTGCCTTTCTCTTACTTGATCACCACCAATAGTGTAAGTGATCGTACCATAGAACCAAGCAACGGGGTCGCTGTATGTAGCAGGAATACCATTCGGTTCTTTCCAAGTTCCGTTAACAATCGTTGGGTTTACCTCTGGCGCAAGTTTCGAAAGATATCCATGCTTCCAACCTTGGTCCCCCCAACCAGGAGCCGCTCCACCAGCAGTAGTGGGTGGAGTTCTTCCTGGATTTCCAGTCCCATTAAGACCTGTTTTTGGTTCATACCAAAAAGTGTATGTTTCGCCAGTAACTCTTTCAAACAGAAATTTCTGCGTTCCGGAATAGTTTACCTGATGAAACTCATCATCGTACATGTGATCGCCTGGCTTGCCGCCCTGCTCTTTCCAGTATTCGGGCAACTCCATTTCACCATGTACATAAAGCATGCCCGTGCCATATGTTAGATGATCAATATCAGGAACTTCTTCAGTTAACGAAACCCAACCATCTGCTCTGTCATGATGAGTTGGTCGCATATCATTATAGGGGTGTTTACCGAAAGAGTTTAAATTACCTGTTCTCTCAAAGTCTCGAACACTGTATCTACCTATATTCGATAAGTTTTCTATTAACCATTGCTTAATTCTATCAGCATGTACCTTTTCAAGATCACGTAAACCGATTCTCTCAAAAAAGTTTTTGATATATAAATTTATTTCGCTGAGATTTATTCTGGCCATTATCTTGCCCCAAGTCCACCATATATTGCCTTCGCTTTAGATATGGCAGAACCTTCACTATAAGCGAGTCTAGTATCAACATAATATTTTGACAATGCAGCAACCATTCCATTACCTTTTTCTTCGATGCCGTCTATTTTGGCGCCATATAAAGAACCTTCAATTTCCCTAGCACGAAGCAACTTGGACATTGCAATAGATCTTGCAGTCTTAAGTTCATGAAGAACATAAAGCAATTGCCCTTCAAAGTCACTAGCATCTCTTGCGGGTGCGAGTCTACGGATATAAGCATAGAAGCGATTATATCTAGGCGAGTTTGGTATCCAACCTGCGATTCCTACTCCATTACTCACATTATTCGGATCGAGTCCACTTATTTCATCTAAGACGCCTGTTATAGAAGAAGCTTGTTTCGCGTTAAATCCGTTATCAATAAAGTATCTGGCAACATCACCTGCTGGTCTAGCAGAAGTTGTTAATATTGGGTCAACTGCTTCAGCATTAGATTGATTAAATTCATAAGTAAATGGATTAGTCGCCATATCCTCACGATTCGATGCTTGTACTGTAGTAGGAAATTCGATACGAGGCAATGACCCAAGCACAAGAGGCAATTGAGAAGTAGCACCGTCTAAGAAAAATCCAAACACTAATGCACCAGGAAGTATTTGTGCGCTCGTTCCTAAACCCGAAACTCCATAAGTATCTCCTGGGTTCATAACTTGCGCCCAAGGAAGATCTCTTTGTGGTATACCAGTCTTATCGGTATTATCGGTATGAATTCCATGTATCCGAATTTGTACCCTACCCTCTAGTCCATAAGGGGGAGTGTTGTCGATAACATTCGCAACAAACCATCGGATATCGTCGCCATAATATTCATAATTCCAAGTTTTCAAATTGACGTACCTCCGTCATAATCAGCGACTTTAGAAACCGATGCAATGACTTCATGAGTAGTGCTCTTAAAGATATTTCTACATTTATGCACTAAAAAAGTTCCTGAAAGTTCTTTATTAACTTGTTCGTCACCATCTGCATCTACGTTAGTGTTTTTAAAATCTATTTTTACAAGATCGCCAACAGTTACGCCTGAAGCACCAAATTCTAATGCCTGCCAAAATGTGATACCAGGAAAGGAGAGGTCTATCATATTCTTATTAAACAAACTCTTAATAGCATAATGCCTTATTTTATTCAATGCTTGCGACTGATCAAAAACGTCATGGTAACTGTTTCTATATCCGTATGTACCATATGACGTGACAGTATTGATGTATCGCGCATCATATTTGTCTAGAGTTTTAGTTTCATTCGAGAGCGTCAGTTTTTGTTCTTCGTCGAATACATTTTGTTTGCCCTCACCAAACATATTATTTTGTTCCATTTTACCAAGAAGTTCGCGAATATTAAAATGCCTTGTGTATCTTTGACTGCTGAATAAATCATAGGAACTTAGATTGCTTCCAAGAGCACCCTCTTGTATCAATTTCAGAGTGTCTTGTATGTTTTGCATAGACAATCTTTTGACTATGTATTTTGATTTTTCTAATTTAGCACCGCCACCTTCTTGACCTCTTCCTTGAGAATAAAGTAATGGTTGATCTTGATTCCAAACTGGTTTGCTGAACATATATTCTAAATTACCAAATCGGAGTACATCTTCACCACCATTTAATTGTTGATCGTATATAGTTTGATAGGCATAAAAGGGAGCGCCAATCTGAGTGGTTGCTCTATCCATCAACCATGTAACACTTTCTAATGGCGTTATATATGGAGTTATGATGCGAACGGGTTCTTGAATGCTGGTGTTACCGCCCATATAGTTGCGGTCAGCACGAACATTTAAATGATTTTTTAATATTGCTTCGCTTATATCTTCTAATTTACCAGTGTATGATCGCGATATTTTAATCGCTTGATCTTTATAGGCATGAGGCGATATAAGGTTTAAATGATACATTTCTGCGCGTTCAGCGACTTTCCCAACTTCTACTATAGAAACTATGTTAAATGTGTGCTCAACGCTTATACCTTCAATTTCTGGTATTTCAATTTTAACACGAAACTTTTCCGTTCCTTTTATTTTTATTTCGTCAAATACACCAAGGTCGTCCATAATAACGACTTGTCCGCTGACGTAATTTTTTTCAAGGTCTTCAAATAAATCTAGTTCTACGAGTACACGTTTTAGATCGTATTCAGCGTCTAGTCTATCCGCGAATATAACTGCTTCGGCAATCTTGTATTCTTGTTTTACATTTAATGGCATTATTACTGCCTGCGAGTTAATAACGTATTAAATTCACTAACGATTTGACCAACCACGTCTTGCTTTAAAACTTTTATCGCTCTTTGTTCGTCGTTCACTTCTCTAAGACGTTGGAAATATGAGACTGATTGTTGAGTAGTAACGCTGCTCCAATCTAATTCGTGAGGCGACTCAGTTTCATAAGATGGATACACCCAATGTCCAGTCACCGTATTTTCGTAATGATGTGGCGCATCATATTGATGATATGCTTGTACAATGTTCATCACTTCGTATTGTTCTAAAGGTATCCAATCTTGATCTGGGGTATTTTGCCCGTTCATAATTTTTAGTGCTGAAAATTCGTCGATGGTGACCAACTTGGTTGAGGCGATACCCGTTTCGCCGAGTGATAAATTGGGGTTTGTGTTAACCACGGTTGGATTTCTCGTGGTAAAAGTACCCATGTCAACATGCAGTAATCCTATTTCTTGGTCTATTCTAATGATTTTACCTGCTTGTTTATTTTGTTGTATCCAAATATAATTTCCTAATTTAAAAGTAGGGGATCTTGATAATGGTCTGTTTATTTTCAATGCGTTGTCGTATGCAACACCGTCAACCCTAAAGGTTAAATGAGGATAATACTGTTTAGCACGAAGATACAGTTGAGAATTGTCTATTGGCCACCCTCTTTCTTTCAATTTATCATTTAGCAACCAAAAAGTCCAATAATAATCTGTAGTGTTATAAAGACGATAAGATACATGATCAGGTCTCTCTCCGTTTTGAATATGGTAGTTCTGATAAAAAGTACCATATTCCTTTACTTGATCCAAGGCATCAATGTACACACTTAAATCTTGAAAGTTTACTGTCGATTCGTTATCGCCGAATTTATATTCTACTACAGGAAACTGTCTAAAATATCTCGTTGTCATTTATAGTTCCTCAGTATCCACCAGCAATATCTTGTTTAGTTAAAGCTCTTGATTCAGTAAACGTCAAATTCATATCGGTTTCAGCGAAATAACCTTGACCACCTGCTTTTTGAAAAATGGTTTGCCCAGTTGGATTATAACTTGCTTGAAATGCTTCTAAGTATGCAGGAAAGATTTTTGGAGCCATGTCTGCTTG